TGATGATAATTATGGGAGATCATGATGTATAAAGGTATTATCTTGGCTGGAGGAAGTGGAACTCGTCTTCATCCATCGTCATTAGTAGTATCTAAACAGTTGATGAATGTATATGATAAACCTCTCATATATTATCCATTATGCACTTTAATGATTGCAGGTATTAAGGATATACTTATCATTACAAATGAGAATCAAGTAGATCAATTTGAAAGGTTGTTTGGAGATGGATCTCATTTGGGTCTAAACATATCATATAAGGTACAGGATAATCCAAATGGATTACCAGAAGCATTTGTAATTGCCGAAGACTTTATCGGTGATGATAATGTTTGTATGGTATTGGGTGATAATATTATCTTTGGTAATAACTTAGATAGTATATTAAAAGAATCTCAGAAGGAATCAGGAGCCACTATTCTTTCATATCCAGTGAGAGACCCAGAAAGATTTGGTGTTATTGAGTTTGAGAAATATGATGAAGGGAATGTGGTATCTATTGTGGAGAAACCAGAGCATCCAAAATCCAATAGAGCATTAATTGGTATATACTTCTTTGATAATAAATGTATTGAGTATGCAAAACAATTAACACCTTCTGATAGAGGAGAGACTGAGATTATAGATCTCTGTAAAAAGTATTTGGAAGCTGATGAATTGAATGTAAAAAATCTAACCAGATCAATGACTTGGATAGATGCAGGAACATTTGATTCTCTTCTTTTAGCTTCTAATTTTGTGGCTAATTGTGAGCAAATACAATCTTATAAAGTATCTTGTCCTGAAGAAGTTGCATATAAAAATAGATGGATAAATGGTGATGAATTATTAAAATTAGCTAAGTCATATCCTAAGAGTGGATATGGTGATTATCTAGCAAGTATTATTGAGGATTATTAATGACTGTTTTTGTTACTGGTGGTGCAGGATTCATAGGTAGTAATTTTGTACATTACTTATCATCAAAAGGTTATGAAGATGTTGTAGTACTTGATAAACTCACCTATGCTTCTGATGAAAAAAATTTATATCCATTAGATTATCCTTTAGAGCATATTGATATAGCATCTAGGTATGTTACTAATGGTGCCCTAACAAGAGTATTTGAAAAGTATAAACCGAAGACTATATTTCATTTTGCTGCTGAGACACATGTAGATAATTCTATAAATGATCCAGATCCTTTTATACAATCTAATATTTTAGGAACCATTCATCTTCTTAACCTGTCATTGAAACATGGAGTAGAAAAGTTCCACCATATTTCTACTGATGAGGTGTATGGTTCATTAGGATATGATGATCCTTCATTTACTGAGACTACACCTTATGATCCACAGAATCCTTATTCAGCATCTAAGGCAGCTAGTGATCATTTTGTAATGGCATATCATAATACATATGGTCTTCCAACTATCATTACTAATTGTTCTAATAATTATGGCCCTAGACAGAATATAGAAAAATTAATTCCTAAGACCATTACAAATATTTTGGATGGTAAAAAGATTCCTGTGTATGCTCAAGGTCAGAATATAAGAGATTGGATTTATGTAGAGGATCATTGTAAAGGTATTCTTGAGGTTTTTTATGGTGGGAAGGTTGGAGAGAAATATAATATTGGTGGGGAATGTGAGGTTAAAAATATAGATCTTGTCAGAACTATTATTAAATTGATGGGAGCAAGTGAGGATTTAATAGAATTTGTTAATGACAGACCAGGCCATGACTTGCGATATTCTATTAGTAATGCTAAAATAAGAGAGCAATTAAATTTCTTTCCTAAGCATAGTCTTGAAGAAGGATTGTTAAAAACAATAGAATGGTATGAAAGTAGAAGAAACTAGTCTAGTTGATGCCTTACTTATTACTTTAGATAAGTATGATGATGAAAGAGGATTCTTTATGGAATCCTATAATGAGCAAGCAATTTCTAAAGAGATTGGATTTTATGAATTTGTTCAAGACAATCATTCAAAATCATCTAAGGGTGTATTGAGAGGTCTTCATTATCAGATAGATAAACCTCAAGGAAAATTAGTTCGATGTACTCAAGGATCGGTTTATGATGTAATTGTAGATCTTAGGAAACATTCAGAAACTTTTGGAAAGACTTTTGGAATTGAACTAGATAGACCAGAACTGTTACTCTGGTCTCCTCCAGGATTTGCTCATGGTTTTTATACCATAACAGATACAGCGGAGTTTCAATATAAAACTACTGATTACTATCATCCACGATCTCAGAGGACTCTAATGTGGAATGAATTAGATATTGAATGGCCTTTCTCTGGAAATCCTGTTCTCTCTCTTAAAGATGGTAGAGGTCAAACCTTTGAGGAATGTGAAAAGTATGACTAAAGTTGCTTTAATAACAGGTATTACAGGACAGGATGGTTCTTACCTTGCAGAATTTTTATTAGAGAAGGACTATGAGGTGCACGGAATCGTTCGTCGTTCTTCTTTAATTAATACTCATAGGATAGACCATATCTATCCTCTATTAAAATTACATTATGGAGATCTAACTGATGCCACTAATATCATTAGTGTTATTCAGAAGGTTCAACCAGATGAGATATACAATCTAGGTGCTCAAAGTCATGTAAAAGTTTCTTTTGAGATACCTGAATATACTGGACAGGTGGATGGTCTGGGAACTCTAAGAGTTCTTGAGGCTGTTCGTCTTCTTGGTATGGAGAAGAAGACACGTATCTATCAGGCATCTACATCAGAACTTTATGGAAAGGTTCAAGAGGTTCCACAGACAGAGACTACACCTTTTTATCCACGTTCTCCTTATGGTTGTGCAAAACTCTATGGTTATTGGATAGTCAAAAACTACCGTGAAGCATATGGTATGCACTGTAGTTCTGGTATTCTTTTTAATCATGAATCTCCTAAGAGAGGTGAGACATTTGTAACTCGTAAGATTACAAGAGCATTGTCACAAATCTCTTGTGGACTTCAGAAAGAATTGGTTCTTGGTAATCTTAATGCTAAAAGGGATTGGGGACATGCAAAAGACTTTGTAGAAGCAATGTGGTTGATGCTGCAACAGGATGAACCAGATGATTATGTCATTGCTACTGGTCATCAATATTCTGTCAGAGAATTTGTGGATAAAGCAGCACCATTGTTTGGTATGAAAATAGAATGGATGGGTGAAGGATTGGATGAGATTGGTTATGATTGGGGAACCAAAAAAGCAGTTGTTAAAGTTAGTGATAGATACTTCAGACCAGCTGAAGTAGAGTCTTTGTTAGGAGATGCTACCAAAGCAAAAGAAAAATTAGGTTGGGAACCTAAAATAACATTTGATCAATTAGTTGAGGACATGGTAATCTATGGACAGTGATAGTAAAATCTACGTGGCAGGTAATACAGGACTAGTTGGTTCTGCTATTATTCGTATGCTTAAGAGGAAAGGATTTAATAATATTCTTTCTTCTCCTTCATCCCATTGGGACTTAAGGAATCAAGAACGGGTAGAACAATTTTTTAGAATTAATGAACCCGAATATGTTTTTCTTGCTGCTGCTAAGGTAGGTGGTATAGGAGCAAATACTGAATCACCAGCTCATTTCATATATGATAACTTGATGATTCAGACCAATATCATTCATGCTGCTTATAGATATGGAGTTAAGAAACTTGTCTTCTTAGGTTCATCTTGCATTTATCCTAAACTTGCAGAGCAACCAATCAAAGAAGAGCAATTATTATCAGGTTACCTTGAACCTAGTAATGATGCATATGCTATTGCTAAGATTGCTGGTGTTAAAATGTGTCAGGCATATCGTAAGCAGTATGGATTTAATGCCATCTCAGTAATGCCCACTAATTTATATGGGGTTGAAGATAATTTTGATCTTAATACATCACATGTTCTTCCTGCCATGATTAGGAAGTTTCATGAGGCAGAAGGTAATGTCACTTTATGGGGTGATGGTTCACCTAGAAGAGAGTTTCTACATGTTGATGATTTAGCAGAAGCTCTTTATACTTGTGTTCAAGAATATAATGGATCAGAACCAATTAATATTGGTACAGGTCAAGATGTAACCATAAAAGAACTTGCCGAAACTATTGGTGATGTGGTAGGATATAGTGATATTGAATGGGATACTTCTAAACCTAATGGAACTCCACGTAAGGTTCTTAATGTGGATAAGATAAAATCATTAGGTTGGCAACCTGAGATAGGTCTTCATGAAGGTATTGCATCTACTTATCAGTGGTACAAGGAAAATTTAGTATGAAAAATTTAGCATTAGTCTTTTGTTCTATTAGACCAACTCAACTTACCACACATGTTGGTGATTATAGAGAAGAAGAGTATTTTAAAACTGTTCAGCAAATAGAAAGGGTTCTTCCTGAATCATATGATATGGTTGTTGTAGAGAATACAATAGACGATCCAAATGAAATTAAAAACCCTGATGCACGGGAGTATTTTTCTAACTTAGAAATTATTTCATTGGGAAGTGGTAAGAACATAGGTCAAGAGAATAAAGGATGTGGAGAATTGGTAATGCTTAATGAAGCATTAAACCAATTAGATGTTGATCAGTATGAAAACATTGCATATGTAACAGGAAGAAGGTTGTGGTCTTGTCCTTATTCATTTGAGAGAACTGCCAGTTCTAAAGGTGCTATTATGGTTCAGAATTGTCATGTATATTTTGATGGAACAGTTAGATGTAATGAGAAGAATAACTTTAATGATACATACTTCTCTATGAAGACTGATGACATGAAAGATTATGCTGCCTATAGTATGGATAGGTTGGATGAACTTTCTGATAAGCATATTTCTTCTGAGATAAATCTTTATGATTTTGTTCATGAAAAGAATCTTTCATATGAGATACTTGATTGGTTGGGTATTGTCCGTAACGAATGGGAACGTAGTGGTAATACTAGAGACTTGAATAATTTTCATGTTTGTTAAGAGGAGATTGAAATGAAAATTCGTGATACTATGTTACCTGTTCTTCGTCCTGTTGGTGGTGAAGAAGAAGTTAATGCAATAAGAGAGTCAATAGAGAGTGGTTGGTGGGGTAAAGGCCCTAAGGTTGCTCAATTTGAGAAAGAGTTTGCTGAGTTGGTAGGTGCCAAGTATGCAGTAGCAATTAATAGTGCTACCAGTGGACAGGATTTGGTCTTTAAAGCATTAGGAATTAAAGATTGTGATATTATTAATCCTACTATATCCTTTATGACCACTGCTGTTGTTCCTTTATGGAATAATTGCACCTCTAATATTGTGGATGTTGATCCATATACAATGTGCCTTGATCCAGAAGATGTAAGGAAGTATTTAAAACCAAATAGTAATGCAATTATTGCAGTTAATCAGGCTGGTGTTCCTGCTCCCATAGATGAGATACGTAATTTTTATGATGGTTTTATCCTAGAAGATTGTGCACATAGTTGTTATACACCTGGTGCTGGAACCAAAGGTGACATTGCTGTATGGAGTTTCCAAGCAGTAAAGACTATGCCTTGTGGTGATGGTGGTATGATTACTACTAATGATAAGGATCTATATGAGAAGTTGATTCCTATGACTTGGCTAGGAATTACGAGTACATATTCTAGGGTTAAAAAGGATGATGGTTTAACTGGTAAACCAGGTTATTCTTGGGATTATGAAGTTGATATTCTAGGTTATAAGTGTTATATGATTGATCTTCAGGCAGCAATTTGTCTTGAGCAGATGAAGAAATTGCCTAAGAATTTAGAATGGCGTAGACATGTACAGAAGAGATATAATGAAGAACTTTCTGAGTATATTCAAGCTCCTCCTCATAGTGAAACTGTTCAATATTATTGTGCTAAGGTAGATCCAGAGCATAGGGATAACCTTATAGATTATCTTGCTACTAAGAAGATACATACTAGTGTACATTTTAAACCACTCCATTTATATAATATTGTCAAAGATATGAATCAACGTGATTATCCAGTGGCAAATAAAGAATGGAAGAGACTAATTAGTCTTCCATGTCATCCAGGAATGAATGATGAGGATATTGATTATGTTACTTACTGGGTTAAAGAATATTTTGCTGGACAATCTAAGGTGTGATTATGTATTTGAATCAGTATAAAATTGATGGAACTATTAATTTAGATTCTCATTATTGTTTTGGGGATAAAAATTCTTATCCAAAATTTCAAGAAAAATTAGAAGAGTTTAAATCACTCCTTATAGATCTTGTAGAGAAAGGTGAGAGTAAAACTTTTTATAAATTTGGTGATGGAGATTATTATTTCTTACAAAAGAAGGCTGTTGGAAGTGCGACACCTGGTAAGAGGGCTTTAGGAAAACCTTATGATGAAATTGATCATCAGGCATTTGTAGATGGTGCACAACTATGTGATTACTATACTTGTGAGATTTATCCAGAGAATATGGAAAATTTTGCTGAAGTAATTGATAGGGAGGTTGATTATCCTGCAGAGTATGGTTATGGTTTGGTTGCAAATAAATGGTTACTCCAAACCTTTGCTGGAAAGATAGGATTATTGGGTGCTAATACTAAATTAAATATTATTGAAAATATTATAGAGGCACCTCAGTATCAAGAGTATCTTGGTATAGAAAAGTTTGAAGATTATGTTACTATTCCTCAAAAGTTTTCCTGTGATGATCTTGATGCAACAGAAAAAATGGTTGGGGAACAACTTAAAAATTCTACTTCTAAAATATTCTTAGTTGGTATAGGGCATGTTAAATCTGGTCTGCTACATAGACTTAAGAAGTATACTGACGCAGTGTTTCTTGATGTTGGATCATCCATTGATGCAATTTCAGGAATCATTGATGTCAATCGTCCTTATTTTGGGGACTGGACTAATTATCAAATAGATGAAGATCCTATCTATAATAATGTAGATTATCTTCAGTATAATCGCATAGGTAAAGAAGTTATTTTGGAGAGGGTAGAAGAATGAGACTAAAACATAATATAGAGATCACACCCAAGGTTGGTTGTTCTAATGTATGTGAGTATTGTCCTCAGTCAACATTAATAAAAAGGTATCGTGAAAGGATTGGTGAAGATAAAGATACCATGATGTCCTTGGAAACATTTAAGAAGTGTTTGAGTACTATTCCAAAAGATATTGGAATAAACTTTACTGGATATGTTGAACCATTTCTTAATCCAGCTACTACTGACATGATAGAACATGCTCATGAGAGGGGATATAGTGTTCTATTAAATACTACTTTGATTGGTTTAAAGAAAGAAGATTGGATGAGGATACGTGATATTCCTTATAGAGAACTTCATATTCATCTACCTTCATTTTCATATGATGAGATGATAGGAGTTAAGATTCCTGTTGAAATATATGAGCATAATGGTAGGAAGATTAAAAGACTCAGTGAAGACTATTATGATATGTTAAATTTCATCATAGAGTATCCTGGAAATGGATGGGGTCAATATAAAAATGATTATCATTGTTTGGGTGATCTTCATCCAGAACTTCATGATTTACGAAATCATTTTTATGTTGGTGAAAGAGATATCAATAGTAGAGCAATGAATATCTTATTGGAGAAGAAGGGTAAGGTTCCTGATGAAATAAACATCAGAGGTAATTGTTCTAGAGTATATCAAAATGTTCTCTTACCAGATGGTTCATTATCTCTTTGCTGTCAGGATTATGGTCTTGATGAAATCATGGGTAATCTATTAGAGAATACTTGGGAAGAGTATATAAATTCTGAACATGTTAAAGAGGTCAGGAAGAATGGTTCTGATCTTTGTGATTATTGTGAGGAAGGTTTAGATTATAGAGATGATGAAAGTTGGCAAGAATGGCGTAGACCAGGACAATTAACTTAGATTATGTCTGCTACTTTGGTTACAGCTCTCTATGATATAAACAGAGAGAATGAAGGTGATGGAAGAAAATTTAGTGAGTATCTTTCTTGGTTTAAAGAGACCTTAAAGATACCCACTTCTATGGTGGTTTATGTTGACCATTCTTTGGTTGACTTTGTTAGTGAAAGTAGGAAAGGATTACCAACTAAAATTATTCCTCAGAAGTTAGATGAGGTTCCTTATTATTTTTTAAGGGAAGACATAGATAAAATTCTTAGTTCATCTGAATATAAGGAGAGAATAAAAGATCCTCAAAGACTTGAGTGTATAAACTCTTTATATAATATAATAATTTTTTCTAAGTTCCAGTGGGTTAAGAGATCTATTGAAGAAGACCATTTTAATTCTGATGTTTTCTTATGGTTGGATGCAGGTTTATCAAGACTCTTCTATGAAGTCCCATTAACAGATCCATACCCATCAATTAATGCATTGGGTGCTTTTAAATCTAATAAGGATAAAGCAATCATTCAGACTTCTATGTCTTACTATCCAGATCTGGTGAATGCTAATGGGTGTAGTGAAGAATATTTTTGGGATAATAGAAGTTGGGTCATGGCTGGATTGTGGGGTGGATACAAGGAACCTATGATAAAATTTTGTGATTTAATTGATGATACATTGCAAAATAAAATGATTGGTGGTAGAATGATTAATAATGAACAGATTGCGATGGCATACGTTTATAAAAATAATCCTGAATTGTTTATAGCATTTGAGAATACTGCAACTATCCACAGGAGTTATGAATTTATTCAGGAGTTATCAAGATGAGGATAGCACTTATTGGACCAGGCATCATGCCTATTCCACCCACAGGTTGGGGTGCTGTAGAGATATTAGTATGGGATCAGAATTTGGCCTTAAAGGAGTTAGGTCATGAGGTACAAATTATAAACACTCCAAAACCAATTGAGATTATTCAACAGATAAATTCATTCAAACCTGACTTTGTTCATATTCAGTATGATGATTTTATTGAGGTTTATCCTTACATCCAATATCCTTGTGCTATTACCAGTCATTATGGATATCTAGAGCAACCTAATAAGTGGGGATATTATGGTGATAGAATTGTTAAACCGTTCTTGAATATTAAACCCAGAGTTTTTTGTCTTTCTCAGGGGATTAAGGAAGTCTATAATAAAATATTAGAGATACCCGAAGAGAGATTATTTGTTACACCTAATGGAGTTAATACTAAAGAATTTTCTGTAACAGATAATCCAAAGTATCCTAATCGTAGTTTGTATCTTGCTAAGATAGATTATCGTAAGAGACAATATATGTTCCAGTCAATACAGAGTCTGTATTATGCTGGTAACAATGCCGATCCTAGATTTGATATGAGTAAGAATTATCTTGGTGAATGGTCTAAGCAACAGTTGTATAAGAACTTAACTGAGTATGGTAATCTTGTATTGTTATCTGATGGTGAAGCACATCCTTTAGTTTGTATGGAGGCCCTTTCTGCTGGATTGGGTGTGGTAGTAACTGAATGGGGTGCTGCTAATTTAGATGAGGCAAAAGATTTCATAACTGTTATTCCTGAGAGTAAAGTTAATGATATTCCATATGTCCAATCTCAAATCATAAACAATAGGAATTATTCTATCAAACATCGTCAGGAGATAATAGAATATTCTAAACAGTTTGATTGGGTGAATGTTATTAAAGATGTTTATATTCCTATTGTAGAAAAAATTGTAATTGAATCTAAATGACTAATACTTTAAGTTTGGTAACTGGTGCTGCTGGTTTTATTGGTTCTAATCTTGTAGATTATCTATTGGAACAAGGTCAGTCTGTTATCTGTGTAGATAATGAGAGTGCAGATAATGATAATTTCCATTGGAATGGTGCCTGTATTAATGTCAAGGGGGATGTCACTGATTATAAATTCATGAAGAATTTATTTCATGGTGTCAAATATGTCTTTCATTTGGCAGCAGAATCAAGAATGCAACCTGCTATTGAAAATCCTATTAAAGCTATTCATAAGAATTGCGTAGGTACTGCGGTAATGCTTCAGTGTGCAAGGGAATGGGGGGTTGAAAGATTTGTATATTCTTCTACGTCATCTGGTTATGGTAATAATCCTTATCCTAATGTAGAGACGCAACCAGACGATTGCTTGAATCCATATTCAGCATCTAAAATCGCTGCTGAAAAATTTTGTAAGATGTATTATAATCTTTATGGGTTAGAAACTATTTCATTGAGATATTTTAATGTTTTTGGTGAGAGGTGTCCTACCAGAGGACAGTATGCTCCTGTGATTGGTATATTTGATAGACAAAAGGAAGCAGGAGAGTCTCTTACAATTGTTGGTGATGGATCACAGAGAAGAGATTTTATTCATGTAAAGGATGTTGCCAAGGCAAATTTTTTAGCAGCTACTACACCAGTAGATAAAAAATATCTGGGTGAAGTATTTAATGTGGGTAGTGCAAAGAATTATTCTGTTCAACAGATTGCGAATGCAATATCAGATAATCAAATGTTTATTCCTGAAAGACAGGGTGAAATGGATGTCACTCTTGCTGATATAACTAAGATAGGTGAAGTCATAGGATGGAAACCTGAGATTGATGTATTGGAATGGATTACTAACAGATGATTGGATTTAATGCTTTAGGTCAACTTGGTAGATTAGGAAACCAGATGTTTCAATTTTCTGCCTTAAAAGGTATTGCTAGAAATAGAGGATATCAATTTTGTTTACCTCCATCACAGAATAAAGAAGAGTATAGGGATCATCAATTATTGATTCCATTTAAACTGGCTAATACTAATGAGTTAA